CCTACTCGCTAACTTGTCTTCTTGCGTTTCCATGTCAAACTCCTTCTCAAGCAATGATCTCGCCTTGGCCCGTGCTGAATCCCTCGCACTTGCCGGTATATCAGCCTGCGCACCTCTTCCTCCGAGCACGGCCCGTAATGCCCCCTCGTTCAACTTGTTCGTTCCAGGATTGACGCAAGGAAAGAAAGTGAGATCCCGCTCATTGTCTGCCTTAGCATCACCCAAGAGGGTCTTACTTGCAATCCACGTCTTGCAACCCGCCGGCAGATCCTTCACCAGCGAACTTTCGGGCTCGGCGCTCCCCGTGTGCTTGACGTACCCGGCGATCATCTTTTTCAACGTCGGTCCCGTCCACGGCGTGCTCTCCGTGCCCTTATAGTTTGGCTTCCGCGCGGTGCCCCGCACGTTAGCCTTCAGCGCGGTGTACTCAACCTTGCGTTCTACCGCGACGGGTTCACCTATGGTCACTTCCATATCGATTCCAACCATGTACGGAGCCTTGAAGTAACTTGATTCCTGATCGGGTTGCGTAATCCTGTATATAACAAAGTCCTCAAAGAGGGAATCGATGTAAACATACCAATCCGATGAACCATCTGGTATTACTGCCGCCCTGATCGCCTGATCTACAGCCTCGCTCCGCATCTCGTAGCTCTCCCCTTCTTGCAGAGCTACCTTCAATTGTGGCATAGAATCACCTTCTTGATTGACTCTTGGGGCACCGCATCCGTCCTGCCACGAGCAAGCTCCGATACTTGTAGGCAGCAAGGCCAGATGATCCGGCCTCAGGTTATATTCAATCCCCGTATATTCAACCCCCTCGTATACCCCCGTCTCATCCGATACGTCCGAGTAGTACGCGGTCGATACTTCCAGAGGTTCACCGTTCTCCAGCTTCTCAAGCGCCTTGAGCGCGTCACCGCCACGTTTCTTGGTCTTTTCGACATCAATCCATAATTCATTCTTTAGCTTCTTAGGCTCATACAGCGCATTGTAGATCCGTCCTATCGCTATCTTTTGGATCTTATCGTGGGTTTTGGCAGAAATCCTTTTCCCATTCTTTTCAGGATGATCAATGCAAATAGGGCAATCATTCCAGGAGGGTACTGACTTCTCAATTTGCTCGCCAAGGAGAAGGTCACCATTCAAAACACCTTCCTTGACTGCGATAACCGGCCACCAAATAAGAAACGCCATCAACTACTTGAGTAGTAGCCTTGGCTGTAGTCACCTGGGCACAGATAAGTCTATTGTTCACTACTTCCCCTTTTCTACATAACGCACCTCCTTAGTTATCCACTATACACAGTACTGTTTTTCGTGTCAAGGGTTATACCTATAGGCATTCTATAGCTTTCCTGTCTCACCTTCTTCAGGCTCCTCACAATGCTATATCTAAAGTGACTCCTACACAAACATGCCTAACCCGTTCTCTTCCCGCCGTTGTCACAATTGTCATGTCGCCCCTGATATCTACAACATTTAGGCCTGTTTCCTCTGAAAAGTGAATGATCAGATCACGGATTTGCTCTTCTACTAGCCTCTTCTTTTCCTGCACTTCCTTAATATCCATTACTGATACCTCCTATGTTTTTATACCACTGGCGCCCAGGTACAAGTGCAATTTGGGTGAAGTGGCACAAGTCCCCCAGCATCCACTAGCTTATATATCCCCGCGTGATCATCACAGATTCCTGTAGGACAAGGCCCTGGACCTACGACCAACTCTACCATCTCCACCCTGTAGTCCTGGTATCGGTTCAACGTCGCCTCATTCTGCGCCCGGTTAACTTCAGTTCGAGCTAGCGTCCGTGCCCTCGTGATTCCGATCTTGTCAACGCGGTTGTTTATCGCACGAGCGATCACCCGCGGGTTCTTGCCTTGAGCCAAACCGTCGACGAGCTCCCTGGATATCTGTTGGTCCATCGCCTCAGTGATTCCCGCAAGCTCAGTGAAGTTACGGGTGTAGATCAGCCCTAGCGAATCGGCATGTATCGGGCGGTTGAAGATAGCCCGGATGTCCTCTTCGGATACCTCAATCCCCGCCTCCTTCAGTTTGCGTTCTGCGAAGGCGATCCCTTTCTCATACGATCGCCGCACGTAGACGTTCTGCCACTCGCTATGAGCCACGACCTCCCGCCCCAACCGCTCGGTCACCCCAAGGATCTCCGTGTCCTGCGCCTGCCTGAGCCATGCCATAAACCGTTGAACCTTCTCCGGGTTCTCCACGAACTCGAAAGGAGCCTTTAACGGCGCGGTCAGCACGACAAGCCCCCGCCCCTTCCCTATTCGGAGACAGTCATTATCTACGATGGAATGAGCAATCAGGCCCTTGAGGATGCGGAAACGGCGGTACATCTCGGCCTCGTACTGGTTCCTGATTGTTGTTAGGTAAGGGAACGTCTTAGATGGCATTTTCGACTGTTTCCTCTACTAAGCGTTCTTCTATTACATCTTTACATTCCTGTGGCAATCCGTCGTACCACTCTATTATATGCTGTAAACACTCATCAATCGCAGGCTGCAATATAGTAACTAACCCTGTCCACATCTGTATAGCACTGTCCCCTAATTTGTGAACTTCCGCGATGAGATCCTCCTCCGACGCAGCATCAACCCATTCTACTGTGATGGAAGACATCCACCCTCTGCCCGCTAACTTACGTAGTCCCACACGCATATCTGCGATAGCTTTAGTTCTCTCTATACCTAACATTGTAAACCTCCTTTTATAGTATTGCGTTTATTAACTTGTCAACCTCATAAACTCTGCCTGCACTTCCTCGTCGTCCTCGTCGAGCGCGTGCGTAACGGGCTTCTCCTCTTCTGGCTCTGGCTCGAACCCCACCGCCTCCCGTAGCTCAGGGATGGAGAAGAAATCTAGTGGAAATTTTCCGCTCACCGTACTTATCGCCTCCGCCCTGTCCTTGTACACCTCCGCCTGCTCGATGTCGTTCAAATAGAATAATCCAGGCCATGTAACTTCATACTCGCCTTCCTGCGGTGCCGTTAACGCCTTGATACTGATAAGCCTATCGATCAGCGCCCTCAGTATCAGTGGCTCCGCGAACTGCTTCTGGCGCTCTGAGACACGCCCTAGCCAGTTGGCCTCGTCCTGCGTCGAAGCTAGGTCTCCCCGCTCGCTTCCAAGGAGGATCCTCTTTGGGATCCCCGTCTTCCCAGATATAAGGGAGATCACCACGTCGAACGCCTGCGACGGGTCAGTGATCTCGCCCTTCAATTCTTGGATCTCCAAGCCCGCTATGGAGATGATTCGTTGGAGTCCATGAATGTATTCCTGCATTCCTTCTTTTGCCTCTTCTAACCCCGTTGGGTCCATCTCCCAATCTTTCTTCGGCCCGATAGCAAATCCCTTCGCCGCCGACTGCCAGTAGCCCTCTGCAGAGCTTCCCACGATCTTATCCAGGTCCTGCAACCGGTTGTAGATCTTCTGCAACCGCGGCTCCCCGTATATCTCGTTCTCAAGCAACCCCTCCGCGATGTGGATCACCCGCGTCCAGTGTACTACTTGATCAGTGAGGGATTTTTTGACCCCCGACCCGAGATCCCCACCGAGATCCATCGAGTATGTCAGCGGATGGCCAAAGCGGGAATCGTTCACATCCGTCACGGAGTCCTTGATTTTGGCATAGCTCTCGCTGAACGTCGACAGGAAGATGATGTCCTCAGGGCTTCCCACAGACTCAAGCGGTGCATCAAGGTTGCCGTCCTTCGACCCGATCAGGAGGACGCCGTATCTTCCAATCCCTGCCAGCCGGTCGACCCTCTCCAGGTAGTGGTAGACGCTCAAGCGCTTCCTGAGGGCCTCCCACTGCGTCATGAAGTCCGACTTACCTTCCGATCCGTCGGTAACCTCCGGGCTCTTACGCCACGTCGTCTTGGCGGGAGCGTCAACGATGGTGGAGGCGAGGCCGCGGCGGTCGTACATCGCCTTGTATTGATCGATGGTGGGGTTTACCGTGTACCCCAAGACAGCGTCGATGTTGCGGTCCTTACCAAACTGGAGACCGGCAAGCTGCGATAAGAACGCTCTCTCCTGCACCACGTTGGCCACAAGCGCCTCTACGGACTTCTTCGCGGTTTCCTTTGCCATTAGGTCTCCTCTACGGGATAATTTCGTATAGCCTCTACAACCCCTTTATCTAGCGTAACACAATTAATCCCCGCGACACTCCTTAACTCATCCCAGGTAGTTGTGCGCTTGATATCATCTATAGCATTACTCCCGTCCATAAAACGGATTGGGCATGTATTTTGTGACAGTATCTCGAATATCTTATCAATAAGTGCTTTTTTCACGTCACCTAATACTTCCATTTCGCTTCGTCTCCCTTAGCCATGATCACTTCTCCCTTAATAACCTCATGCCTCGAACACGCCGCCTACCTTGGCTTCTTGTCGTGCTTCAGTTCCTCTGGTTGCGGCACCCCAAAGCTCTTCATCAAACACTCATAGCAAATGCCAATCGGCCCTCTGCCCTCCATCATGTGAGCATAGACCCCGAATTGCTTCCTATAGAAATTCCTGCGCCCCTCACTCTCTTCATCTAATCCCAGCGTGATCCGAAAGGCAACAGAATTTATTGTTACTCCACCTATAACAATCTGCATATCCTTTCCGCACACCGCACAGTATCGGTCGCTATCATCGTTGAGCATCATACCCCCTTTGGCTCTAAATAGAATACCGGCTTCCCAAGCCTCTTCGCAAACACAATTTCCATCTGTGTCTGCTCCCCAATGTATCCTTTGTGGTTGTTGATAAGCACTTCATCAGCCATGCGGATCTTCTTGAGATGAACGCTATTAAGGATCGCAGCAACACCCTCCTGCTCAGCTATGTGGTCACCTTGTGTCTTATACCACTTTGGCAAAAGGTGCCAACCTAGAGCAATATCACCAGATTTCTCTATCTCCCAAGCTGTAACAGCCATGATATCCGTGTAGCGTGTCGATCCACAGAGACAGATAATCTTCATTATGCCTCCTTGTTATACTTAGTCTATCGTGTTCCTGTCCTTATTCAGGGCAGAAAGAGGTATCATCATCGCAAACCCGCATGAACTAAGTTGCAGGTCTATCCCCGCAGACTTAGCCTCAGCAATCATTCTATATTCCCCTACCGTTTTGAATACCTCTTCGCTCATGCGCCGTCCAATCCACACCTCAAATCGTTCCCACATTCTCATCATACCTCCTTGTGATATTGCCTGATCCACCTCTCGAACTGCCGACGGGTATTGTCCTTATACCCGTACTCGTGGTGGAAGTCGTCGTAACAGTCCTTGCACAGCGTCACGCCGTTGTCGACCCTAGTCCGAAAGCGGGGGAAGTTATCACACGCATCCATATGATGAGCCACAAGGCGCGTCTCCGCCCCCTCATTAACAGTCTCATGTCCGCACCGCTGACAGATATGATGATCCTTTTCAAACACTGCCTTTCGCCAGTCCGTGTATACGGGGATCGACTCATCACCCTTCGGCTTAGGAAGCGTTTCCTTCTTGAGACACCCGCAGGACTTCGTGTTCCCTGAGACTAGGCTATGCGACGGAACCTCTATCGTATTCCCGCACTCACATTCACAGTGCCACACCACCCGGCCTTGCGAGCGCTCCTCCGTTGGATTGATCGCCGTCAAGCGCCCGAACTTCTGACCGGTTAGATCTAGTGCTTTCGACATATTGCCTTCCTTAATTGGATTCTACTCCTAATATATATCTACCTTTTGGAAGATGAGCTAACAACTCCTCTAGTTCTTTACGCACTATGTCGTAAGTATCCTCATAATCTGAGTCTAAATTGTTATGCCAAAAGCGTTTTTCCCACTTAATCACAGCTTGTTCTTCATCCATAATACACTGCCTCCTTTTTATATGTATCTACATTGAAACCGCCTAACTTGAGAAGTGTCAACGCTTGGCAGATGGACATTCCAGACAATACCAAACAGATACCGATGCCTTCAACGTTTTGCATTGATACCTCTGGCCGTCGCTTCTTTTTGTCTTTCACGTCTTCTCCTATGAATAAGGGACCGTGCCCAACACCATCGGGCTCTTCTGGTCGTCCACGTATATGATGATCCCCGGTTGCCCCTGCTCGTTCATCACGGGCCTCAGCACCGCTACGCTAGTCTTGCATGAGAGGAAAGCCCCTCCTTCCTCCTGGACCAAATCCACATGCTTGCTGGCGTCGAGATCCTCGTCGTTGCGGTTTCTCACCGCCCAGAAGAAGGTCATCCCGTTGCTTGCTATCACGGGACTTACGGTCTTACGTCGCGCGGTCAGTGCCTTTCCCAGTGCCTTTCCCAGTCCCATGTCCACCCCTACCTTTACTGCAGCCGCCCGTGTTTCGCCCGCGGCGTCCCCCACCCGGTTGGCCGCGGCCCCTGCCTGATCCATTCTTAGCTAGTCTTCGTGCCATGATCACTTCTCCACCCTTTTATCTTCTCTATCTTCACCCCATCTAATCCGGCAACCCATGCCGCCAAGACGAACAGCGGTCTCGCCAAGCGAAGCCGCAGGGCGGCCTTCCTCAGCCCTATCAAGCGAATGGTCATCACCGTCTGCTTCATGACGTCCCCTATGTCAATTTGCGCTTTCATTTTCTCATCACCTCGATCCACTATACCACCTTTCTCTCTCGAAACAAACCCGCGTGGTTCCGATGCGCGGCCCCGGTTACGGCATTAGCCGGTACAAATTGAGATCGATCTCCGCTGTTCCTGGCTTAGCAATCACCCCCTTCAATCATCCCACTGAGCGAAAGTGGCTGTTGTGAACACCTTTATCTCAGCAATAGCTCTTCGTATACGCGCAGGATCATCGCAGATATCGCCTCGCAACAGCATTTCTAGAATCTCAATCGCGTCCACTTCTACCAACTCCTCACCGTTTCTCATTGTTCGCTCCCTGCCTACATTAAGTGCGGGTCACCAGTACAGTGGAGTGCTAGCTTCTTTTGAGCCGCAATGAACGCCATTGCTTCATCACCTCTAAGCTCTGATCCATCCTTAAATACAATATACGGCGGCTCTATCCCATGCCCGCAGCAAGCAGAGGTCACGCCCCCAGAAAGAGTGCCGAGACACGCATCATGTCCTTCTGATGTCGGCATTTTGCCACAGCGTATGCACGCTCTTTTCTTTCCATCACCGAGGGGTTCAAGTGTGTCAGCATACACCCATTCCTGTGCCTCTTTGGCAAAGCGTATCGGGTGGCCACGAAATGTTGAGTATCCTCCTAACCGCATCGCTATCATTGCCCCTTCATCTTCGGCGGCTGGCCGGTCGCTACTCCGGCTCTGGCATTTTCCGATATTTTCCCATAGCCATTATCATGGCGCTAACCACTAGCCTATGGTGATCTTTAGGGGCCTTCCCCAGGGGCTGTGTTGATCCTGGGCTTACCCTCGACGGTATCTTGCATCGGCTCACTACACCTTTGCTCAGCCAGTCGTCACCACTGACGCAAGTTAATAGCGTGTCTGCTTTCCACGCCGCAGCCGCCTCTCTCATTATACCTCAAAACGCCCTCACTTTCTTCTTTCCCTTCTTGATCATTAACGCAGTTGCCGCCCACACACATGCGTCCATCCGATCAGGCGAGAACCCCATCTCCTTCTTGGTCTTCCCTTGTTCCCACGAGCACATTTGATCCTCTAGCTCTGGGAAGACCCCACAGTGGAATGCGCGCCCCTGCTCATACAGCGCCTCAATCGGCTCCGCCCTTACCGCCTTACCGCGTGAAGCCCATACCTTTTCATAACTCACGTTCTTGTCAGCCGTCCGCAAGGTAGTCTCTACCATATCCCCACCATTGTTCACCTCTGCTACCACGCGATCCGCTTGCCACTCGTAATATGCTTCAATCACTTTCCCCGCCCACTCATTCGGAGAATAGCGCCCGCTGAGATCATCCAGGACGATGAACCTATCACCCGACTTGCCGGCGACGATGATCCCTGTCTCGTCCGACTTCTCCCCGGAGGTCGTCGCTGGATCTACCCCGATCACTATCCTATCCATCATAGGGGCCTGTGACAGCCGCAGAATGTCCTTCTCTGACCACAGCGCCCCTTCTACCGAGTCCCGCCACAGACCCAAAAGGGACCGCTCTTTCTTCCGCCTAGATAGCCCTCCGAGAATCGTCTCGATGTACCCTTCGGGAAGGTTCTCTTTATTGTCGATCGGGTTCATCAACAAGGACGCGTACTGTTCGGGGTGCTTATATGGCTGCTTCTCTTCTGGCTCAATCACGTCAAGGAACATCTCGTGAAGCCAGTGCTTCTTGCTAGGCGGATTGCAGTCATAGTATGCCTTGTTTACCAACCCCGCCTTCTCAGCAAGCCGTGAGAGGGCCGTCTGTGTGGAGTCATATGTGAGCTGTGAACACTCGTTGAAGAAAACGGTCGAGTATTCTGTCCCAAGTACCTTCTCAGTGCGGCTCTTGTCGTCAAGGCCACCGATCCATATCTCAGAATAGCTAGAAGAATCTCCGTCAACTGGCAACCTAATGAAGTAGTCGCTACGATTCCATTCAATCTGCACGTCTGGACACACCAGATCAAGTACCTTGGGCAGTGTATCATGCCATACCGATGTCTTGACGTGATTGAAGTGCAGGCGCAGGATGAGGTGACGCGACTTATACTTGAGAGCCCTCACTACCATGAGATAGATTAGGATGAATGTCTTTCCCGATCGTGAACCACCGTACAACAGTATATGTCCAGCCTTGGAACAAAGGAGATCAACCGCTTTATGCTGTTTAGTGGTCTTGACGAACTCAGGCGTTCTCGTCTTGCTTGTCAAAGTGGAGATGCACCTCACCAGTATGCTCAAGTTCCTGCTTGTCTCGCCACCTGTCTGGCTGTCGGTTCTTGAGCCAGAAGATACAGGCTGTCGTATCCGGTAATGCTACACGACTTCTCTCGCCTTCCTGATATGCAAACCCTTTCGCGCGGCGGAGTAGCGCGGCCTCTACAGCCGCATCGGGAGTAGACTTTCCTCTCTTTAGGGACTGAAAGAATTCAGGATGTGTTTTCTTCCAGTTGTCGAGCGTCCGCTCTGTAACACCCATCTCATGCGCAATTTGCTTATCAGTTAGACCTGCTTGCGCCATCCAGAATACAAGCTCAACGTATTCTGCTTTATACTTCGTCGGTTGTCCCGCTTTCTCATGCTTAGGCATTACGTATCACTATCCTTCTCAGTCTCAAAAGATAAGGATTCAAACGACACCTCATCCCACGGCTTGTCGATCTCGAAGCCAACACTACTCTCATACTTTGTCGGCTCCACAGTAAAATAGCTATACGCTACCCCTATCTTCTTTGCCAGCTTCAGTTCGTTAGATGTCCCCCTACTAACTCCATCATGTATAAAGACAGCCCTGTCTGCATCCCTCAATACATCAAGCGACCGATGCTCGAATGCACCCCGCAGGTACTTGAAGTTCAAGAAGTGCAACTTGAGTGGAATCGCCTTCTCTTTGCATAGATCACGAGCAACGCCACACACCCCGCCCGGTTCAGCGTGCGTCACGATCTCTGTAACCCCATGCTTCTCTATCTCTTCCAAGAGAATGATCTTCACCCGTTCATCTTTCAGTGTTCTACTCCCGTGCACCGATAACTTCATATCACTTTGCCATCTTCTCCCTGACCGCCTGCTCATATACTGCGTTTATCCAGCTTGATCTTCTTAGCCATATGCACCGCACTTTGTGCATCTTGGTCTTTCTTATCGGTGTCTTCAACGCTCCTCCTTTATGTTCCCGCAGGAAGTTTTCGCTGGGTCTGTTCGGCAATCGCCACGGCAACCGCTGCGACATCTATAGCCTCGTTCTGAATATCGAGAAGATCTAAAGAGTCTCCGGGGAGACTTTCCAACACCGCTTCAGCTAATTCCCCAACTTCTTCGGTCAGAATTAACATCCACGTCGCCCACGGACTATCGTCTGTTCCCCATTTCTCATCCTGCTCCATGCGCTTATCACGCACTCGCTCAAGCATTCTATCCGTCATCACTCCTCCTTACCTTCTCTTCCCACATCACGCACCCGAAATCATCTGACACGGTCAACCAGGCGCTATACATATCCCCATCATGCGCGATCGCCTTACTCTCTGGATAGTCTACAACCCCTAGCTCCGACGAAGCCAAAGCACATTCAGCACCATGAAAGGTGTCTCGCTTCCATTTACAAGTCCCACACCTTTTCTCCTTGCCACACACAATATAATCACGGAATGTTTTCCATGATTGTCGTAACTCCTTAATTACGACCCGTCTAAGTTCACGCACGGCTTCACGTAGTTCAAGAGATTGAACATACAAAGATGTCTTCTCAGTCTTCTTTGCCATTCTTCACCTCATCACAACACCCAGTCGCATCCGCTTCACACAACGTCACATTTCTCCCTGATGCGTGCACAGGAAAGAAGTCTACCATCAAAGCATTCGCATCGTCACCCACCGTTCACCTTCTTTTCCCAGCATTTTGCGCACCACACTTTTTCATTCCCCCATGATATCCAGCGCCCGATAAGTCTTCCGCAATCTTCACAGTATTGACCGCACTTCATTGTTTGTTCTACTCCAGGTATTTCGTACCCTGTTTCACGATGTCCTATTTCACGAAACTGCCAGTCTATCATCCCTCCTCCTTAATCATTCTACCACGCCAAGCAAGGGGGCGTCAACTATCGGCCTCCGCTTCCTCACACGCTTTTACCGCGCAGTAACAACAAAGATCGGGAGACACGCGACGGAAAGCCCATCCCATGTCAACCGGTGTCTCTTTCACATCTTGACATAGCATCCGCCATAGACAGCCCATGTAAGCATGTCGAAGACCTCGTTGCTCAATCTCATTCTCTACTGCTATTACAGCAAAGTGGGAAGAGCTATAGCACGGCATAGCCCCTCCAGCATGACGAAGGCGAGGAAACTCTGCCACAACTTTTGGATAATAGACCCCTTCATCAGGCCCCTGCAGATAGGGAACTTGATCAGGCTGCTCATCATCTACCTCGATACGCGTCCATCCCATTATTTGTTCTGCCACCAACGCATCCTTCTCTCTCGCACTCATCGCATCCCATTCAGTCTTGCTCACAATGATCTCCCTTTAACAACATCGACAAGAGTGCCGCGATCTCCTCCGTCGTGCATCCTGCCTTTCGAGCTACCGTCCTTATCGCATAAAGCCCGTTCAACATCTCCTCCTTCGTTCCGTCCCACGGTACACCGAACGCCGCCAAGTGAACCTTGAGTCGTCGATAGGCGAGATCGGTTCTCTTCTCCTTACTTCGCGCGAAGGCCAACCGTATACGGTGCCACCATTCGCTAAACCACAATTCACTCCGCGGCATCATCTTCTCCTCCTTTTATTTAGGCGGCTGACCGTCTTGTTTCTCCATACCAATGCTGTCTGGCGAAACCCGTTATGCCGAAGTCAGTCGGTCACGCTGTTTCGCCTTCCCTCGTCAGGGCTGGCCGTTCCGCTTGAGTTTCCACGCTGCAGCCGCCTTTCATCCTCTATCCCGTCCATTCCGCAATAAGCCAGATTGCACCTAAACCCGCAGCTAGACCAGGAACTAGTAAATACACCTTCCACCTTTCCCCTTTTGACCGACTGTTGTATATACCGAGACAAGCACCCGTTATTACCCCCAGCATAAGGAGCAACCACAATCCGGGAAGTGTCTTTAACATCAAAACCTCCTTCCAAGGACGATCGCCACGCCTAGGATCACCCCGACTATGAGCCACCACCAGTCAATCATCGGCTTTCTCCTTCCAGGCTTCCTCTAAATTCGCAGCTCACTGAGCATCCGATGTTCCACCTAGAACAGGAGCCCCTCTAAATATCAATGAAAGCACCGCTACCTTCAGCGCATCCAGCTTCCTATTGAGCTGGTTCTCAGTTGACGTCTTCTCATTGTTGCTCATCGCTCTCTCCCCTTAATACAATAGCTTCCCTTGGCATCTCCGCCCAGTGGGTCGCCTGACGTATGCCGCCCACATAAGCAGGCGGGCCGAACACCCCGTACATCGTTCGCTTGCCGTACTCAGATGCCCGTTCACCGATAGGTATCCACTCGATTACAGAAACGGGATGAGGCTCAATGGTCGTGTTCACTGCACCGCTGTGAATAATCTCCAATGTTTCCCGTAGTTTCTCAATCTCGCGCCGAGCAGCCCACTCATGATACGAATGCAATCACCTACTATCCGTAAACTCCTTAATCAGTTGCTCAATCAGTTGCTCATGCGGTGTACCCTTACCCTGGTCCATCATTCCTCCCTGTCATGAATACCACTCTTCGCAAACTCTCTCTAGCCCTTTGAGGAGCCCACCACAAGCACTGTCTGGAGCATACCAATCCCGCTTTATAGCATCGATCATAGCCTCCATAATCTGCACTAGCTGATCATAACTATACGATCCCGCTTCGATTTGCTCTATAACAAGCGCCAGCGTCTGTTCCATCATTCTTCCTTATCCCTCATCGCTCTCCCTCCCCATCTTCTCTCGGATCGCCTGTTTCACGTAAGCCGATGCGAGGCGTCGTTTCTTCAACTCTGCCAGGAACTCGATCAAGTCCCGGTCTTTTTCTCGATCTAAATTAAATACTTGACAGTGATAGAATTTAGGCATTTTCAAGTTCCTCCTTGACCTCGAAGACGGCGACGCGCTCATCCGTCTCTTCTAACCCCTTCGTCGCAACACAGTATACGGCAACCTTCATCGCCTTAGGGTGATGCTTGACCATAGAAAAACGCGGGTCAGCACTACCCCAAAATTGAAGACAAAGTTGAGTTACTGAAATCTTGAGAAACTGCGCCGCCGCATCTTCCATGCTTGGTGCATCCAACTTCGCCGTCCGCATCGCGGTTACTACTTTGTACATTTTCCTACCTCCATTCCCTACGTCATTATTATACGTTATTATCAAGAGGGCGTCAAAGGGACGTCGAGCTTACGCATTAACGTTAGTTGCTTTGGCCGCGTTGTCCAGTACCCTAACCGTGCCTCTGCTATCTCGCAGTACTCTCGCTCCATCTCGATACCGATGATTTCTTCCCAGCCAGCTAAGGCCGCTCCGATCATCTCTGAACCTGAGCCAGCGAAGGGGACAAGGATTCTGCGTGGTGCGTATTCGGCTGGCGGCAACAGAAGAGTCGCCAGCCATTGAGTGAGCTTGAGGGGTTTCACCGTGGGATGGGGGTTGCGTAGCTTAACATTTAGCCCTGGTTGGCTTTTCTTGATCCAGCCTACATTGCAAGAACACCCGTAGTCTTTACGCCTTCCGCATTTAGGACAAAATAGTGATTGAGTATATCGCCCTTGAGCATATTCTGTCAAACTTCCTTTCTCTTCAAACCTCTCCAGCCCAGCATCCCTCTCCTTCCTCGCCACCTTCGCACAGTAGAAAACAGGATCGGATTGCTCTAGCTTCCAGTCTACGTTGAGGAAGAAACGAGCGGCGGTACCGGTGTCGCTAATGTCACGAGCATGACCCCCTGTCCCAACAAACAAGCTCTGATTACTAGAGTGCATCTTCCCACTACCGCCACTTACCCTCTCCCCGCTCTGCTCGCCAAGCCGACGCGCAGCCTCTTCGTCTACGTAGAAGTTTGCAGGCCAGCGGCCTTGAGGATTTATAACGTTCGGGACACCTATTCGTTTCGTCCCCATATCCCCAAAATCAACAGAAGGATTTGACGATTGAGATACACCGCTCCCATGCGTCGGCTCGCCTTCTATCCGTGCCCCGTCAATGTTCAGCGCCCCCGCACCCGTCTCCACAATGCTCTCGATAGGCTTGCCCTTGTACGGCTTCTGAAAGACGATGATCGGTTCTAGGGCTGGCTTCAGTGCTTGGAGGCCATATCTGTGGCCAGCCCAGGCGCGGGCGAGGTTGTGATTCGCTGTGCTTACTGCATATTCTTCTGACTCCCCCCTCGCCCATTCTCCGTCGCCGAACGCTGTCCCTATGCCGCTTCTTCCAATGCCGATCTCTGTGCGCTCTAATTCGACAAAGAGATGGTCAAACTTCTCTGGGAGATGGAGGATTTCACGCAACTTCCACCAGTCTTTAGATGTGGGAATGTCTGGTTGGCTATTTGCTACCCAATGGCTGATAACGCCGCTGTCTTCTGGATAGCCGAGATGCCTCTTGATCTCTATTTGCGATAGGTCGCTTTCTTCGATTGCGCATCGGATTGCCTCTCGAATTGACTGAAAGGCACCAGGTCGCCTCTTGTCAATCTGCGTGTCAATCCGTGTTGCTTTCGGGAAGCCCGAGCCATAGCACCATCCAAAGATCGACGGGTGTATCCGCAACCCCGCATCTTCAATTGCCACAGCCAACCGATGCCAGCCCCTACTTGATGCAAAGGCCATCCCAAACGCACCAGGAAGCAAGTGCTCTGCTAACGCTATCCACGTCTCAGGATGAAAGGCGATGTCGTGATCCCACTCCTTGCCCATGAACTGCAAGGAATACGGCGGATCACAGAGCAGCGCGTGAAATTTCGGCCCGCTATAGTTCGCAGCCCACTCCATCACGTCACCGCAGACGATTTCGTGGCTCACTTCTTTCTCCTTTCTCGCTCATCCCCCACCGCCAGCCGGTCCTGCCCAGTCAATGATCAGGTAAACCGCGCCGCAAGCAGCCGCCAGTCCAGGAGCCAGCATCCACTCTCTCCAGCTCTTACCTTCAGGGCCTGTTGCAAAGAGCGCAAGACACGCGCCCGTTATCACTCCGAGTCCGAGAAACAGCCATAGCCCGCCTAACGTCCACAGCATGCTATCATCCTCACTTTTTCCGCCCAGCGAACGTCATCAACGCGAACCCGCTGAGAACCGCGAAGCACAGTATCGCAACACCTACTAGCTTCAAAAATAGGTCCATCACTCCTCCTTTTCAGGGACATCCCCTACTGCACCATATTGCTCTAGTAGGGGCTCCACTTCATCATCGAGAGAATATCCTTTTTCCAACAATGTCACTGCATTGTGCAGTTGGTCTTTGCCCAGAACATGTTGTATTCCTGGGACTCCCTGACATAAGTTGAATTCCGCATTCATTAATGCTTCCAGAATTGTAACGCTCATCACTCCTCCTTTTCCTGCTCTTTCTCCTTAGAAAGATTCTCCAAGACCCTAGTGAGCTCTCCAAGTTGCTCAGCATCCTTCACTATATCCTCCATCGTCGCCGGCGAGTCAACCGTCACCCTCCAAAGACGGTGCAAGTATCTAGGATCACAATAGAAGATCCCCGAACCCTGTCCACACCACCGCCGCACCTTTCTCCGTATACGGCGTTCTGTTCGCGTGCCATTAAGCGCAGTCAGTCCTTGATCTAGAGTACGATAGCTTTTCCACACTTTAGATGGAAACTGCACCAACTCGTGTAATAGAATCTTCAGCACCACTCCTCCTTTTATATGATACCCATCTTAACGAGTGCTTCCTCGGCCTCTAGCAACTCCTCACACCAATCCTCATGTGGATTCTCGCAATCCCCTACACCGATGTGAGCATACTTATAAATCTCTTCTAGCTTCTCTTTGGGATCATTTGTTATATCTGGGAACGTCAACCCTTCTATCACCCTAAGAGCACGATGTCCTATTGCTTCACACTGAGCGGCACGAATTTCCTTTCGCTCTTCGGCAATCTCCATTTCGCGGGAACACCATGCACACACAATGCGCTCCATGTAGCACCATTTCGTCGAACGCTCCTCTAACTGCTCGGGCATGTAGTCGATGTCATAGAGCAGTGATAACAACGCTGGCGTCTCATTGATGTACGGATAGACGCTCCTCGCGTTTATAGGACCTTCCCTTTTCCCTGAACGGATATCTGCGATTTCCTGCACTAGGTCGAGCTTCGCCTTCTCCTCAGCATTCACGCTTCCTCCTTCTCCCAGGTTTCATAGCGGATTATATTCCCTTCCCTATCATACAACTTTTGGGCCTTGCGATCCCAACGGATTCCTGCCTTGAATGCGTTGACCTCGATAACCTTAACCCCAAGTGCTATCTTGCCCATCACTATCTCATAGTCACGGGATCGCACGAAGAGAATATCCGTATGAAGTCGCCCGAAAAGCCGTCTGTCTTGCCCGATCAGAAGATACCAGTGCGTTACCGCTGCCTTGAATCCCTTTTCAATTAACAGCCGCTTGAGATCCGCTATGCTCTGATCAACCGCTCCGTCGAGTAAATTCTGCCATACCACGGGCAAGAGATTATCTTCAATTGCACTGCTCGCTTTGCGCAGGATATCCATCTTCTCCGCAGTCAACCCCTGAGGCCACGTCAGGCCGTGTCTCTCAACCCAGGAGAACGCCTTTGCCGCCCTCGTCGCCTTACTCGAGCTCCAACCCCGCGCCGCGGTATACTGTGCAAAGGAAACCGCATCTGGATCGAGGAGGGGATAGCCCTCGGAAAGCTCCCATAGATCCCTTGCCACATCCCCCTCAATCGCTGACAATCCCTGTATACGAGCTTCAACTTGTTCGAGATGGTCTGTACGTTGCCGTTGATAAAACCAAATTTGGTCATCCGATACTCGCCTTGATTCACCATCCGTAACGATCAACGCATCCGGGGTGAACTCTTCAACGTGAAGTATCCCCGCGTGTACCTTATCGTGACACTCCGCGCAAAGGGTGATCATGTTCTCAGCAACGTCACGCTCTTCACTCCCTCCCATTCCCAACGCCTGAATATGATGAACGTGCAAGTTCTCACTCTTACCGCAGATTTGACACCGTCGCCCATCGCGTTCAAGAACTTCTCTTCTTACGACCTCGCTACGGCTCATTTCGTCTCACCAATATATTATCTACCGTAAAACTAAGAGAACGCATTGCATCTCTCGCTTTCTTAGCAGCATTAATCGTCTCATCGTAAGATCTCAATCTGTCATACGCATGCGCTACTTCTTGCAATGAAAAAGGCATACGTATAGCAATCGCCGTAAGAATCTCTATCTCCATCTCGTTATATTGCTTCATCATTAACCTCCGCGCCTCCTTCTTTTTCAAGCGCCTATCTCTTATTCTTGCAAGTGCGTTCTGCACCTCACGTACTGCCCCCGCGGCCTGCCTTGCGGTTAAATGAACCAATGAGCGACGTTGTCTCGCCAGCACCAACGCCTGCCTTAAACTTTGTTTAGAGGATAACCCCGCTACATCTTCTTTCCTCAATTTACTCTCTTTGATTCCCCACTCTAACAGCTCTTGATCATTCATTCCTTTTCCTTTTCCATGCGTGCTATTATCGCTACACAATTACGGCATTCTGGCATATCATCGACAGCATGTATCTTCCCCCACAGAATCCGTTCCTTGGATAGATGCGCACCACATAAAGCCACGATCTCTCCCGGGGCTAGGAAGTCCCTCACAAAGTCTTCTATCGCATGAGATGTCCACCTCCTACCACGGCGATCAGGAGCGCTCCTTCTTGATGCATGATAACTCACAATTGTGATCATCACTTCTCCTTCTTCCCATTCTTTTCATTTCTCCGCACCCACCCGGATGAGACTAACA